CAACAACATTGAGGCGTGGCGTAACGGCAAGATTCGTATGCTCCTCGCCCATCCCCAGTCTGGGGGAATCGGGCTTAATTTACAGTGCAACGTTGGTGACACAGCACAAACGGTCTGGTTCGATTTACCATGGAGCTCAGAGAACTACATCCAAGCCAACGCACGTATTTACCGCCAAGGGCAAGAAAAGCCGGTTATTATACACCATCTAACGGTGTCTAATAGTATCGACGAACATGTAGTAAAAGTATTAGAAGGAAAAATTTCTCAACAAGATGCACTCTTAAATGCACTAGATATTTCGTAAAATGGCACACAAAATAAACGCAGTTTCTCCCCGCTTATCTGATGAAGACATTGATCCGATTGAACAAGACGATCCTGAGCATCAGAATACTTTTCCAATTGACGATTGGATGCCTTGGAACACAGAAGATATTGAAGACATTCGTAAAATAATTAACGACAAGATGCCTTCAAAATCTAAATTTGTGTTAGAATCGTTTTTAAATGGGCTCACGTTTTTTGACGTTGGAGTGACAGAAAAATACTGGAGATACCATTTTAATAAAGGTGTTGAATACATTAAATTGGAACTTAAACTATGAGCACATTTGTAATAGAACACGTATACAAAGGCTATCCACTGTTTGAAACAATCACAGGGGTAGAAGATGTGGATTTATCCATGTATGAAAAACTGTTGAGCCTTTGGGTTTGTGAAACACCGGAAGAAATTGAAGCTGTAGAAAATGAATTGAGAAGAAAACATGCACGATCCAGTAAATAGTCCACGACATTACACAGCACACCCGAGTGGAATTGAGTGCATTGATGTTACCAGACACATGAATTTTAACCTTGGCAACGCAATTAAATATATCTGGCGCGCAGACCTCAAGCACGATGCTGTGGAGGATCTGCGTAAAGCTGTTTGGTATTTGCAAGACGAATTGAAAAAGCGCACAAAGATTTCTAGTGCGGATCCGGAGTGCGGAAAATGATTGAGTTTATTTTTGTAAGCCTTATTTGTGTAGGCCCTAAGTGCGATTTTGTGGTTAGTAATCAACCAGTTACGCAAGAAAAGTGCATGAAATTTAAAGAAGAATTCCTGCAAGTAGCAGCTCAACCCAACGTAACCTTTGCTGCAACGCAATGCGTTCCTACAAAACAAAAGGATATGATATGAAAATTGAATTAGATCCGGATATGTGTGATAAAATTGTTGCGGCAACTTTAGTTGCTACATACAAATCACTAAAGAACGATATTAAGAAAGCCAAAAAGAATCCCAACCATTACGCTCCAGAAGATTTGGAAATGTACGAGTCTGTGATTGAGGGTTTAAAGCTAGTTGGTCCTTGGTATGTTTTTGATTGGGAAGGTAAGATAAAAAGCAAATGAAACTATTTTCACAGTATGACCGTTTTGAATTAGAGCAAGACATCATGAAAGCGTGGAGTGTTGTCGAAATGATTGATGAATTGGTTCGCCAACATTTAGATCGTCCACAAGGCGCTTTTACTGAAGACGAATTAGCTAATCGGTTGGAAGGCATCAAGTACGTCACTGAAATGAATTTTCAGCGTTTGTGGGATGGTTTTGAGGTGATGCTTAAAAACGGCCAGTTTGCAAGAATTGGTGAGGCAGTACCAATTACCGATGACGATAAACTATTTGAAATTTTAACCAAAAAGAAAGGCAGTAAAAAATGACAGATACAGTAGATACACAAGTAAACCCCTTAGATGACAAAATTTTAACTTTGCAGTTTACTGTTAAAGATATCAACGCTATCTTAGGTTTGTTGGGTAATTTGCCATTTGTTCAGTCTGTTGGCTTGATTAACGCAATCCAAGCACAATGCACTCCACAAGTACAGGCACTCCAAGCCAATAGTGAAGAGACATCAGCAAATGGATAACTTCATGAGGCAGTTTCTAAAGCATAGAGGCTTTAGTAACGACATGATTAAAGCTGTAGAGGAAAAGACAAAGCGTACCAGCCAAGAAAAGGAAATGGAAGATCGCCTTGTAGCCGAAGCTATGGCCAAAAACATGATCAACGAAATGATGCCAATGTTCAGAAAGCATCTTGCAGAGCAGCAAAAGGCTAAAGAAAAGCCAGTTAAGAAAATTATTGTTCCAGACGACAAATAGGGCGGTTTTTAGGTGGTTTGTGCATTAGTATAAATAGGGAGTACAACTCGTCGTGAGACGCTTGGAAACCCATTTACACACTATACACACAGGAGAATCACATGAACCCATTTGAATTACGCTTTTCTATTTTCAACACAGCCAAAGACATCCTAATTAAGCAACATGAAGCTAATTTAGCGGCTTGGGAACTGCTCAACAAGGGTGCCAAAAAGGCAGAAGAACTAGCCCCTAAGTTTCCAACAGTCGAAGAAATTGTAGATAAGGCTATTGAAATCAATAAATTTATCAGCGAGTCCAGCGTTAACGAGTTTACCAAAGTGGCTAAACGTTTAACTGGCACTACTGTAATATTCTAAACTTTACAATCATGGGCGGTTAACTTTACAATCGCCCATTTTTAACTTTACAATTATGGCAACTAAACCCGGACTATACGCAAACATCCACGCTAAACAGGAACGCATCAAAGCTGGCTCAGGCGAGAAGATGCGCAAGCCGGGTGCCAAAGGTGCCCCAACCGCTAAAGCATTCAAACAATCTGCTAAGACAGCAAAGAAATGAAAGACTTTAAGACATTACCTAAGATGGCATCTGGCGGTTCTGCTAAACATGACAAGCCAATTGCAAAGACAACAACTGGTAAAGGTCGTCACTATCTAAGTACCAGCGAAGGCGCTGGTATGACAGAGGCTGGTCGTAAGGCATATAACGCCAAAAACGGCAGTCATCTAAAGGCACCACAGCCTGAAGGTGGATCACGCAAAGATTCATTTTGTGCCCGTATGAGCGGCGTTAAAGGTCCAATGAAGGACGAAAATGGCAAACCAACAAGAAAAGCAGCAGCACTAAAAAGGTGGAAATGTGGTAGCTAAAAGGTCATCCCCAAAGAAAAAACTGTTTACAGAGGAAATGGCAAACGTCATTTTGGAACTCGGTAAGCAGGGTGCATCCCAAAAAACGATGTATGCAGCTATTAACATCAGCAAAGCGACAGCGGCAAAATGGAAGAAAGAAGACCCATTTTTTGCTGAAACAATGGATTTGGCCACAACTTACGGTCAAAGCTATTGGGAGATGATGATGTTAGCTAACGTCGAAAACAAAGCTTTTAACAGCCGTATTGCCGAAATTGCCCTTCGCGGACAATACCCAGACGACTACAAAGATAACCGCGAAATCAAAGCGGAGATCAAACAAGAAACCAAAATCGACTTTAACAAAGAAATTGCTGATTTAATTTCCGCCCTAAAAGTCTAATTATTTATTTTTTCAGTTTTACCTAAAAGGGGGCCTTGCGCCCCCTTCGTTTTTGCATTATTATATATAGACTAAAACGAATTGAAAGAATAAGATGACTGCACACGCATTACTCTCAGCTTCAGGCTCTAAACGGTGGTTAACATGCACCCCTAGCGCCAGACTCGAAGCGACACTCCCAGAACCCAAAAAAGCACCCGGATCGTTTGATTTTTCCCTAGAGGGCACAACTGCCCATACACTAGGTGAAATTAAGCTTCGTCAGTATTTTGGCCAGATCAGCACAGAGGAATTTGAAAGTGAATACCAAGCAATTAAACAATCACCCTTTTACGATGACGATTTCGAGGCTAACGTCGATAATTATGTTCTGTACGTTCGTTCTCAAATTGGTGAAGGCGATACTCCACTATTTGAACAACGCGTGGACTTCTCTGATTGGGTACCTGACGGTTTTGGTACAGCCGATGTGGTTATACTTTCTAAACATTCCATTCGCGTCATCGACCTTAAGTTTGGAAAAGGAGTTCCAATCTCTGCAATCGACAACACGCAACTCCGCCTCTACGCGCTCGGTGCGTGGAGCAAGTTCAAAGAAGAATACCCAGAAATCAAAGAAGTCAGTTACACAATCCATCAGCCAAGGCTCGACTCAATCAGCACCGATGGCACCAGCATCAATAAACTCGTCGATTGGGCTAACTATTTCGTCAAACCAAAAGCCAAGAAAGCGTGGGCAGGCTCAGGCGAGTTCCTCCCCGGAGACCACTGCCAATTCTGCCGCGCCAAAGCGCAGTGCAGGGCGCGGTCGGACTTCAACACAGAGCTAGCACGTATTGAGTTCCGTCAACCAGCCTTGCTGACAGACGAAGAGTTTGAACAAGTATTAAGCAAAGCACAAAACTTACGCACTTGGGTTAATGATGTTGAAGAGTACGCTTTGGAGCAAGCAATTGAGCACAACAAAATTCCCCAAGGTTACAAGCTAGCCACATCAGTAACGCATCGCAAGATTTCTGACCACGCGTTAGCTGCAACGGTTTTAGTAGAAAAGGGTATGGATGAACAGGCAATCTGGGAGCCACGCAAACTAAAATCCATCGCCTCATTGGAAAAGCTAGGACCCAAAGGCCAAGTAACTGCTTGGTTAGGTGACTTGGTATTACGTCCAGAAGGCCAGCCAAAATTGGTACGAGCTAAAGAAACAGCTCAGGAAGATTTTAAATGAACCGAAAAGACATTTCGGAACACTATCCTGAGTTGTTAGTACTAGATCCCGAATACTTTGATAAAGCCATCGTTGGAGTTGTAAACCGCATCAATACCGTTGCAGTTTGCTATAGTGAATCTAAAGTCATTGAGATACTAATGAACGAAGATGGTATGGATTACGAAGAGGCTGTTGAGTACTACCACTACAACATTCTTGGTAGTTGGAATGGCGAACATACACCAGTCTTTTTGGAGGAATTATGAGCACATGGTTAGTTGCAGCAATGGGTTTGGTTTATTTTGTAGTGGCGATAGACCAAGTCATCAAAGGAGCCCCTTGGTTTGGTGTCATGTTTTTAGGATATGCTATCGGTAACTTAGGCTTAACAATGCAGGTAAAATAATAAGAAAGCCCATAATGGAAATAGATTGTCATGGTATAACTTTTGATGTTCCAGAAATATTAATAGAGAAGTATGCAAGCGATTTTGAAGGTTTGGTTGGAGGGGATCATCGGGAGTCTGTCATGCAGCTCCGCGACTCATCGGCTGAAATAATTAATTTGATTGCAGAAAATCCAGATTTGCTGCATAATGTGTACAACCAAGCAGATTTCATTAAAAGTTTGGCAATTCGAACAGCACTATCAAAACATGGTATACTGTTTGATGCGTAGTAAGGGTAGACGAACTGGCCCCTATTGAAGTCCAGTT